CAGACTGCTTCGCTCCAAGCTAAAGCACAACGAGACCAAGCCGAGGCTCAGAAGACTATGGTTGAGACCCAACTGTTGCCTGAAGAAACCAAAGCAAAGATTGTCAGTGCCTTAACCAACAACCTGAACGAAACCGATGAGTCAAAAGACTTCCAAAATCGTGTAAAATTAGCTGAACTCATGTTGAAAGAGAAAGAGATTGACCAAAACATGAAGGTAGTTGAGCTGCAAACCTCTGCAAAGAAGCGCAAAGACGAGGCAGACAACAACTTTAAAGCTCAATTTACTGCGAATCAATGAAATTTACTGATATAACCTTAGGCGATGCTTCGGTTGAAGCAAAAGTAGAGACTTTAGGGGTTGTTCTCGATAAAAAATTGTCGGAAATAAGCTCACAGGTCTCTACTGTCTCTAAACTCATTGGTCCAATCGGTCCAAAAGGCGACAAAGGAGACATCGGTTTACAAGGCATAGCTGGAATTAACGGACAAAACGGAAAAGACGGTCTACCCGGCAGAGATGGTAAGGACGGTAAAGACGGTATTGACGGTTCTCATGGTATTTCTGTCGTTAATGCTTCGGTAGCGTTAGATGGCGCACTTGTTTTAGAGTTATCTGATGGAACTGAGGTAGATGTTGGTGAAGTTGTCGGTCCTGCTGGTGCTGGAGGCTTAAACGGCGCTCAAGGTCCTATGGGATTACAAGGTCCGCAAGGCGAACAAGGTATCCAAGGTATTCAAGGTGTCAAAGGTGATACAGGCGAACAAGGAATACAGGGAATTCAAGGTATCCAAGGTGTTAAAGGCGATACTGGTGACACAGGCGCAACAGGTCCTGCAGGTGCCACTGGTGCTACTGGTCCTGCTGGAGTGGGTGTTGCCGTCGGCGGAACGACAGGACAAGTCCTTGCTAAAATAGATAATACTGATTACAACACGCAGTGGGTTACTCCAGCAAGTGGTGGTGTTTCTTCGTTTAACACAAGGACAGGAGCTGTAACATTAACATCTTCGGATGTGACAACAGCCTTAACCTACACTCCCTATAACGCTACAAACCCTAACGGCTATACCTCAAACGTAGGTACAGTAACAAGTGTTGGTGGAACAGGTACAGTCAGCGGTTTAACACTAACTGGGACAGTTACAGCTAGTGGTAACTTGACATTGGGCGGTACATTAAGTGCTACAGCCAGTAACATCAGCGACTTCAGTACTGCTGTAGACACCCGTATTGGTGCAGCTTCGATTAATGCTTTATCTGACGTGGTTATTAGTTCTCCAGCTAACACTCAAGTATTAACCTATAACGGTACAAACTGGGTTAACGCTGCTGCTCCTTCGGGCGGTGGCGGTGGCTCTATAACTCATGCTGAAGCATCGCTTTCAACTGATGTGCAGATGCCCACTTCTGGTACTTGGTATGATGGTCCTTCTTTATCTTTGGCAGCAGGAACTTGGTTGGTCAACACTCACACTACCTTTGCTAGAACCGCCACAACCGCTTTAACCTATTTTAATCGTATTACAGATGGCACAACACATCATTCTAGTGGTTCACAATACATGGCTTCGGTAGCCAACCACACCGCTAATATCTCTTTAACAGCAGTAATTACGTTAGCGTCAACAACAACAATTAAGATTCAAAGCACTACCAACTCTGGTGCTACATCTGCACTGATGAAAGCTGCTTTATTAGCTAACGGCTCAGGCAATAACGCTACCCAAATAACAGCTATAAAATTAGCTTAAATTAAAACTGATATAAAAAGTCAGCTATCTTTTGGTGTTCGTCAGCTGTACCGTTGTTTTTAATGCGATTGGCACGCCAAGAGATAATGACAACATTGCCTGAAACATAGCCTTTATTCGAGTCAATACGGTCAAAAGATACAGTATTTTCAGATTTATTCTCTGTAAAGTAGTCGAGTTCAAGTCCTAATATAGGACAATGGGTAGGAAACTCTAATTCACCAAACTCAACAGTAAATTCTTTTCCTTCTCTAACAGCGTTTGATTTCTTTTTGCGGAATTTTTCACGCATAATTTGATAAATTAGACTTTTACGGTGTTCTTTGTTGTTCCATTGAGGACCCCATTTTTTAAACATCTTTTCATTGAGTTCTTTTTGTTTTTGTTCCTGACGAATAGAGAAAGAATCAATGTTTAATTGCTTTGTTATTTGTTTTATCCGCTGACGAGATACAGGTGTACTGACAGCCTTGGCAATAACGTCTAGTTTTTCACCTTGCAGTGCCATAGTTTTGATAAGTTGACGGTCTTCTTTGGTTAAGCGTGCTTTAAATGTCATGGTTTCTCCTTAAACCACTATTTTACACCAACGCTTTACAAATGTCAATAAATATCTTTCTTCAAGTATTGTAAGTAAAGCGAAAGTGTGGTAGAATTGCAACAAAATAAGTAAGTAAGTACTCACTTCTCCTCAAAGGACAAAGAAGCATGATAGACAAGAAACTTCAACAGTATTACGAGAACCGCTTTTCAATGATGTCTACTGAAGGGTGGCAAGATTTAGTGGAAGATGCACAAAATATGTTCAATTCGTTGAACCATGTGCTATCAATCCAAAGCGAAGCGGATTTAATGGTAAAGAAGGGACAACTGGACTTGCTTCAGTGGCTCATTACCCTTAAACCTGCTTCAGAACAGGCTTACGCATCATTGCAGGACGACTCTGCGGGAGCAGCTCAGGATGCGTAGGATGTACGATTTTAAGTGTAGTGAAGAACATATTACAGAAGGTTTTGTTGATTATGAGACAACAACAATCTCCTGTAGTTGTGGGAATGTAGCTAATCGGATTATCTCACCCGTGAGAATTAGTTTAGACGGTACAGACCCAATCTACGTGTCTGCTCACGATAAGTGGGCGAAAAGGCACGAAGACAAGCAGAAGCAAGAAGCAAAGCAAAACGCCTAAGACACCTCGAAAGAGCCTTAGATTACAAATCCTAAAATCACTTGATTCGGTGACAGGAGACTTTAAATGGCAGCAAACTTTATTCAAGAAGAAGAACTGTTTAACAGCAGCGAGCAAGAAGAAGTACAAGATGTTACAACCCCAGTACCTGACTCTACATCGGCAGATACTACTGAAGCGGTTGACACAAAGAGTGAATCTGTCTTAACCGACATTATACCCGAGAAGTACAAAGGTAAGTCGGTTGAAGAAATTGTGAAGATGCACCAAGAGGCTGAAAAGCTAATAGGTCGTCAAGCAAACGAGGTTCACGAAGTACGGGCGCTGGCAGACCAACTGTTAAAACAACAACTCGACTCTAGGGCTAAGGAAGCGAAGCCTATTGAAGAATCGCTCGAAGAAGACTTTTTTGCAGACCCAGCTAGGGCAGTCAACAGACAAGTAGAGAAGCATCCTGCAGTACTTGAAGCAAGACAAGCAGCATTAGAAATGAAGCGCATGAAGACAGCTCAACAGTTGTCCTCAAAGCACCCAGACTTTGCAACCATCGCACAAGATGCAGGGTTTCAAGATTGGGTTAAATCTTCTGCTATTCGCTTAAACTTGTTTGCTCGTGCAGACGCTGAATATGACTTTGAATCTGCTGATGAATTGCTTAGTACCTACAAGGAACTAAAGCAAATCAAACAACAGAACCAAAATGTCCAATCAGCTAACGTAGAAAGCAAAGCTCAAGAACAGGCAATGAAGGCAGCTACAGTCGATGTTGGTGGCGCTGGTGAAACCAGTCGAAAAGTATATCGTAGAGCAGACCTTATTAAACTGAGAATGACCGACCCTGACAGGTATATGCAACTCTCTGACGAGATTATGCAAGCATACGCTGAGGGGAGAGTTAAGTAATTTTAGACTTTCTAATTAAAGGAAATAAATCATGGCAAAAGTAGCATACCCCGGCGGTAGTTCATCTATCGTCAACACAACTAATGCAGCAACCTTCATTCCAGAAATTTGGAGTGATGAGGTTATCGCTGCGTACAAGAAAAACCTAGTATTGGCAAACCTTGTTCGCAAAATGTCTTTCAAAGGCAAAAAAGGCGACACGCTGCACATTCCTAAGCCAACTCGTGGTACTGCAACCCTCAAGGCTGCTAACACCGCTGTTACGATTCAGGCTGACGTTGAGAGCGAAGTACAAGTTCTGATTAACCGTCATTTCGAGTACTCACGTTTCATCGAGGACATCACTGAAGTTCAGGCTTTGGCATCGCTCCGTTCTTTCTACACGGAAGACGCTGGTTACGCTTTGGCTAAACAAGTAGATGACGACCTCATCTCTTTGGGTAAGTCTTTCGGCGACGGCGACGCATCTGATTGGGTACACAGCAATGCGTACTTTATTGATGCAACCACAGGTTTGACAGCTTATGCTCTCGACACTGTAACCACCTCTGACTTGTTCACTGACGCTGGTTTCCGTAAGCTCATCCAGTTGATGGACGACGCTGACGTACCAATGGATGGTCGTAAGTTTGCGATTCCTCCTTCACTGCGTAACGCAATCATGGGTATTGACCGTTATAACAGCTCTGACTTCGTTGATGGTCGTGGCGTAAACAATGGTCAAATCGGTAAGCTGTATGGCATCGACATCTATGTGTCGAGCAATATGCCTACGATTGAGACTGCTGTTGACAACATCGCTGGTGACGCAGTTAAAGCTGCCCTCTTGTTCCATACCGACACAATGGTATTGGCAGAGCAGTTAGGTGTTCGTAGCCAAACGCAATATAAACAGGACTTCCTCTCAACTCTTTATACCGCAGACACTCTCTTCGGTACAAAGGTTGTCCGTCCTGAGGCAGGTTTTGTTCTTGCTGTTAATGCTTAATTAAGCAACTAGGTGGGAGGCTCGAAAGAGCTTCTCATCTTTTTAAAAGTGTGTTATACTTAGCATATTTCTAAAAGGATTCTAGTGAAGCACTGTTCTAACTGTAACCAAACAAAAGAGTTTACAGAGTTTTATACAAACAAAGGTAAACACCATTGCTACTGTAAAGAATGTACAAAACAAAAGAACAAAGAATGGAAATTACGCAATAAAGACAAAGTAGCTGAATACGACAAAGCATGGCAACAAGCTAATAAAGATAAGAAGTCAAAAAACTACAAAAACTGGCAGGTTAACAACAGAGCCAAAGTAAACAGCTACAATTCGTATAGACGAGCTTTAGAATTACAAGCAACACCAAAGTGGTTAACAGCTTCACACAAACTGCACATGGAGTGTAAATACTCTTTAGCTGTGATGTTTAGTAAGTATACCGCAGAACAGCATCATGTAGACCATATTGTTCCGCTTAACGGAAAAACAGTATGTGGTCTTCATGTACCTTGGAACTTACGAGTCATTCCCGCTACAGAGAATCTTCGTAAATCTAACAAAATAGGAGATTAAATGCCGATTTATCGTGGTCCCGGCGGTCCCGGAGATGCTGTAGCAGATAGCTCTAGTGAAGCCTTATTAATTCGTGATTTAGTTGCAGAAGCTGATGCTGACGCTGCCGCTGCTGCTGCAAGTGCTGCCGCTGCTTCTTCTTCTGCTAGTGGTGCATCTTCTTCCGCAAGTGCTGCTTCTACATCCGCAAGCAACGCTGCAACATCAGCTACCAATGCGTCCAACAGTGCATCCTCTGCATCGACCTCAGCAACCAACGCAGCCAACTCCGCTACTGCAGCTCAGACTGCAGAGACTGCTGCTGAACTAGCAGAAACAAACGCAGAGACTGCAGAAACTAACGCTGCAGCTAGTGCAAGTGCAGCTTCTACTTCAGCGACCAATGCTGCAAGTTCAGCATCCAGTGCTTCTACATCAGCCACTAACGCAAGTAACTCAGCCACCGCTGCTGCGTCTAGTGCTTCCGCTGCCTCTACGAGTGAAACCAATGCTTCTAATTCAGCAACTGCTGCTGCATCGTCTGCAACATCGGCTTCTAACTCTGCAAGCACAGCCACAACCCAAGCAACCAACGCATCTAATTCCGCTACTTCAGCTTCAACTTCAGCTACAAACGCTGCTAACTCAGCGACTGCTGCATTAGCGTCTGAGACTGCTGCTGCATCAAGCGCATCCAGCGCAAGCACATCAGCAAGCAATGCCTCTACTTCTGCAAGTAACGCAGCCACATCCGCTACTAACGCTTCTAACAGTGCTTCTTCAGCAAGTACTTCAGCGACTAACGCATCCAATTCAGCTTCTGCTGCAGCTACATCAGCAACCAATGCAGCAAACTCTGCTACTTTAGCAGCAAGCTACACACCAAGTCAAACAGGTAACTCTGGTAAGTTCTTAACTACTGACGGTACAAACACTTCTTTTGCACACGTCCCTATCTCTGTTACTGGTGGAGATTTAACTTTATCAGGAAATTCTGGAGCTGCAATCACTAATGCAACTCTTGCTACTGTTAATAGCAACACAGGCTCATTCGGCAGTTCAAGTTCTATTCCAGTAGTGACTGTCAATGCTAAAGGTTTAGTAACTGCGGTAACAACTGCAACTGTAGCTGGTGGTCAATACTTTGGTACTGCAGCATCTAAAGCAATCGCATACAACGAAGACTCTATTGCAGAGAACATCACAACAACAAGCGGTAAGAACTGTCTCTCAGTCGGTCCAATAACGATTGCGTCTGGGTTCTCAGTTACGATTGCTTCTAACCAGCGATGGATTATATTATGAGCCTAGTCTTACAATCAAGCGGTGGTGGACAAATCACCATTCAAGAGCCTACTACTGCTAGTAACTTTACGCAGACATTACCGGCTGCTACTGGCGAAGTAATGGTTAGCGGTAATCAACCAGCATTTAGTGCTTATGCAAATGCCGCACAAACCATTACAAACGGTAGTTTTACTCAAGTTTCTTTTCAAACAGAAGAATTTGACACTAATAATAATTTTGCTTCTAACACTTTTACTCCTACTGTTGCTGGTTATTATCAAATGACATTTAACCTAAAAGCACAAGCCGCTACGACTTTATCAAGGCTTATTTGTTCGGTATATAAAAATGGGGCAACAACTGGTAGGCAATGGGATTGCGATGTAGATAGTGGGGCTGCTTGGTTTGTAAATGGTTCAAAACTTGTGTATTGCAATGGAACTACCGATGCAATTACTTTGTATGTGTATATGGAAGGAACAGGAACTTTAACTGTTAGTTCAACTGATGCAAATACAAGTTATTTTTCAGGTGTTTTAGTAAGGACTGCATAATGAATTTATACGAAAAAATCCTATTAATTTACCCTGAACTTGCAACTTTTGACTTTGCAAGTGGTGTAATTACCCTTCAAAATGATGGTCAAGGCGATTACATTGCTAAGTGGGAACACCCAACCCTGCCTAAACCAACTGCGGAGCAACTAGCGTGAGTACAGTAAATGTCAATAGAGTAGTCGATGCAAGCGGTGGAGTTCTAGCACCCATTAGTTCAGTCATGCGGAATCGCATCATAAACGGTGCGATGGTTATTGACCAAAGAAACGCTGGTGCTAGTGTTACTGTAAATGATGCACAAGTTTATACCCTTGACAGATTTAGAACGCAAGATGCAACAGATGGTGCTTTTACTGTTCAACAAGTATCTGATGCGCCTACTGGTTTTATTAACTCAGCAAAAATAACTGTTACAACTGCTGATGCTTCTTTAGGTGCAACACAATTTGCAAACTTTACGCAATTTATTGAAGGTTATAACATCGCTGATTTAGGATGGGGTACAGCAAGCGCAAAAACAATCACACTTTCGTTTTGGGTTAAATCTTCTTTAACTGGTACTTTTGGAGGTGCGCTTTTAAATAGTTCGGTTAATAGAAGTTACCCCTATACATACACAATTTCTTCAGCTAATACTTGGGAACAAAAATCTATTACCATTGCTGGCGATACAAGCGGAACATGGCTAACAACTAATGGCACAGGAATAGCGGTACATTGGGGTCTTGGTGTTGGTTCAACTTATAGCGGAACTGCTGGTTCTTGGTCAGGGTCGCTTTACCTTTCAGCTACAGGCGCAACATCCGTAGTCGGCACAAACGGTGCAACCTTCTACATTACGGGCGTACAACTAGAAAAAGGCACACAAGCTACTAGCTTTGAGTATAGACAGTATGGACAAGAGTTGGCTTTGTGTCAGCGGTATTTTTATTCATCACAACAACTAGTTCAATCTATTGCAAATCCAACTATTCCACAACAGTTTCCAGTAACTATGAGAATTGCCCCAACATTAGCTGGAGGAGGTTCGGGGTTTACAACTGGTTTTGTTTATGCAACTTCATTCGGGGTTTATCAAACAAGCGGTGCAATTCAAACAATTACAGCTGCGGCGGAGTTATAAATGTATAAAATAATTAAAACAAAATACACAACTTATGTTAAACGCTTATCAGACGGTGCTTGCGTCCCTTTTGCTTATGGTAACACCGATTACGCTCAGTTCAAAAAAGACATCCTAGATGGCGCAGAACTATTAGACGCTGACGGACAGGCAATGGATGCTATTCAATTTGTAAATACTTTACCGTAAGAAAGCGTAACCATGGTAGACATTGACCCTATAGAGTATGGAAAGCTCGTTAATTCTGTTGAGAACCTAGAGCGTAAAGTAGATGCTATGGATAACGACATTAAGAAGTTAGTGGCTATGGCAGAGCGTAGTAAAGGTTCTCTATGGGCTTTGATGGGAGTTGCTTCAGTTGCTGGTGCTTTCATCAGTTATGTATCAGAATTAGTGTTTAAAAAGTAAACTATGAGACCAGTATCCGTCGGTGTTAATTTAACTCCTACTGTCAAGACAACAGTGTTTACTGTTCCTACAAGACAAGTAGCAAAGTTTAACTTACTCTTTGCATCCAACCACACTGCTGCTGCTAAGAACTTTACAGCGTATTGGTACGATAAAAGCAATAACACTGAAGTGTCTATTGTTGAGGATTATCCATTAGCTGCTAAGACATTCTTAAAGTTTGACGGTGGTGCTTATGTCACTCTCGAAGAAGGTGATGAAATACGGTTATTGGTGGAATCAGGTGCAGACTGTTCCGCTATCTGTACCTTTGAATTAGAAGCAACTTCTGCAGTTCAATACAGTCAATATTAATAGGAGACAGCTATGCCAATGGTAAAAGACAAGAAGTTCCCTTACACCGCTAAAGGTAAGAAAGAAGCTAAGTCGTATGCTAAGAAGACAGGAGCTAAGATGACTACTCCTAAAGCTAAACCAATGAAGAAGATGGGAGCTATGCGTGGCTACTAAACCGGGATTGTACGCCAATATTCAGAAAAAGAGAGAACGTATTAAGGCTGGCTCTGGTGAAAAGATGCGTAAAGTAGGCGCTAAAGGCGCTCCTTCAGCTAAAGACTTTAAGGATGCTGCTAAGACAGCAAAGAAGAAATAATGCCTAAGAAAGCGTTTCAGAACCCTGAAGGCGGGTTAAACCAGAAAGGTCGGGATTATTACAATAAGACCACTGGTTCTAAGCTAAAGCCTCCTGTATCTGCTAAAGAGGCTACAAAGTCGCCTAAAGCGGCTGGACGGCGTAAGAGCTTCTGCGCTCGGATGGGCGGTGTTGCGGGTCCGATTAAGGACGAAAAGGGTAGACCAACCCGTAAAGCATTGGCATTAAAAAAGTGGGATTGTTAGCAGAAATCGCTTGCAATTTTCTTAAAAGTATGATACACTGGTAAACACGATGGCATCTAAAAACTACCTAGAATTAACGAACGATGTGTTAATCCGACTGCGTGAGCCAGAGGCTTCCTCAGTGTCTGATAACGCCTATGTTAAACTCATTGCAAAATATGTAAACGATTCTAAACGTCAAGTCGAGGATGCTTACAACTGGAACGCATTATCAGAGACCTTATCTGCCACCACAGGCGCTGATGTCTTTAACTATGTATTACAAGGAACTGGACAACGATTCCGAGTGATTGATGTCCTCAACGACACCAGTAACTTTGTCATGCGCAATGCCACCACTCGGTGGATGAACGATATGTTCCTCATTGCTACTCCAGCAAAGGGTGCTCCGTATTATTACAACTTTAACGGTACGGACGAGAATGGAGACACACAGGTAGATTTGTTTCCTATTCCAAACGGTGTTTATAACATTCGATTTAACGTTATTCGACCACAGGTTGAACTTGTTGCTAACTCGGATAAGATATTAGTCCCACACGAGCCTGTAGTCTTAGGTGCGTTAGCACGAGCGCAAGCGGAACGTGGAGAAGATGCAGGAACTCAGTCTAGTGAAACCTACGCTTTATTTAAACAATCTTTAGCAGATGCAATATCTCTTGAAAGTGCAAGATATTTTGAAGAAGAAGCGTGGTACAGTATTTAATGGCTGCTGAACTCAGAACTTCCTCTATTGCCGCTCCCGGATTTTACGGCTGCAATCTTCAAGAGTCGAGTATTACTCTGTCTTCAGGCTTTGCACTGAAGGCACAGAACTGCGTTATTGACCGCTACGGTCGTATCGGTGCTCGTCGTGGTTGGACACCGTTAAATGCAACGAACACAGACTTAGGTTCTAATCCGATTGAAGCAATGATGGAGGTAGTAGATGGTGGAAGCAATACTATTATATCAGCAGGTAATAACAAGTTATTCACTGGTCGCTCAACACTTACACAACGTCTTGTCCGAAATGCAGACAATTCAGGAAACGCTACTTACACGATAACAGGTAACAACTGGCAGATGGCATCAATGCCTTACGGTGATGTCAATGACTTTCAGCCTCATGCCTATCTTGCACAGGCCGGGCATCCGATGCTGGTTTGGCATGAGTTACCAGTGTCTGGGGGTAGTGCTCACGCCCACGACTCAGGAACCTTTGGTTTTCAGCAGATAGGGGATGTTGGTACATTACCAGCAAACCATTCTACTGCATCGTTTAAGCCTAACGCAGTGTTCTCAGGCTTTGGTCGTATCTGGGTCGGTAACATCGTTGGTGATACACAGACTGTGTACTTCAGTGATTTACTGCGTGGCTCAGACTTTACAACTGGCTCTGCTGGTTATTTAAACTTACAAGAAGTCTTCCCGAACGGGGACAACATCGTCGCTATCGCAGGACACAATGGATTCTTGATTATCTTTGGTCGTAACAACATTGCAATCTATGAGAATCCAATCGACACTAGTAGCTTACGCCTTGTTGAGTGTATATACAATGTAGGTTGTATTGCTCGTGATTCGGTACAGAACATTGGTACAGATATTCTGTTCTTGTCTGATGCGGGTGTACGTAGCCTTGCTCGTGTGATTCAAGAGAAGTCATTACCCATGAACGACATCTCTAAGAATGTTCGTGATGACTTAATGGGTAACGTATTTGCTGAAGCAGACTTAGGTAAGATTAAGAGCATTTACCACGACAGAGACGCTATCTACTTGTTGTCGTTACCGACAACTAAGTTCGTGTATTGCTTTGATACTCGCTCACGACTGCAAGACGGTTCTGCACGGGTAACTATTTGGGACAACTTACAACCTAAGTCATTCTGCATTACACAAGCTAAAGAGCTATTAATTGGACAGCCTTCGTACATTGGTAAGTACTTTGGACACTCTGACAATGGCACAAGCTATCGTTTACAGTATTACACCAACTACTTTGATTTTGATGCTTCTACGAAGCTAAAGATTTTAAAGAAGATTGGCTGGGTTCTAATTGGCGGTACAAACCAAGCTGTGGCTGTTAAGTGGGGTTTTGATTATACCGAAGGTTATCAAGCCACTACTTATGTCTTGGACACGGCGGTAGTCTATGAATATGGCATCGGCGAGTACAACATCGCTGAATACAGCTCAGGTATCGTTATTGACCGATTCTCAGTCAATGCTGGTGGTCAAGGCACAATTATGCAACTAGGATTAGAAGCAGACATCAACGGTAATCCTTTGTCTATTCAGAAGATAGATGTTGCCGTTAAAGCAGGTAAAACAATCGTTTAAGGAACAGACATGGCGGACTACCAAAAGGCAACTAATTTTACAGCTAAAGACAGCTTACCTACAGGCAATGCTGGTAAGATTGTTAAAGGCACTGAGCTTGATACAGAATTTAGCGCAATCTCAAACGCTATTGCATCTAAAGCAGACATCAACAGTCCTTCGCTTACAGGAACTCCTACAGCGCCTACAGCGTCGGCAGGTACGAACACAACACAGTTAGCAACTACAGCGTTTGTTACCGCTGCTTTGTCTGCTGCATATCCTGTCGGCTCTATCTATATCAACGCCACTAGCGCATCCAATCCCTCAACCTTGCTTGGCTTCGGAACATGGACAGCCTTTGGTGCTGGTCGTGTTATGGTTGGTTTGGACGCAGGTGATGCACTCTTTGATACTGCTGAAGAGACTGGTGGTTCTAAAGATGCTGTTGTTGTGTCGCATACACACACTGCAACTGTGACAGACCCCGGACACGCTCACTCGTACAATCAACCAGTACAGAGTAACGCTGCTAACCCTCCGGGTTCATCAGGTTCACAAGCAAGTGCAACAACTACTGGAACAGCGACTACTGGTATATCTGTGACAAACAGTACAACTGGTTCAAGTGGCACTAACGCTAACATACAGCCATACATTACAGTTCGTATGTGGAAGCGTACAGCTTGAGTTTTAAAGTACCAGTCGTTATTCGTGAAGACTATACCATGTTGTTAGAGTTACATGACAACTTAATATGGTTTCACACAGATGTTCGTAAATGGACACCGACAGTTAAAGCAAAGTTTTTAGAAGAATTAAATCTGTTGCAACACTTAGTAGCAGTGCCTTTAGTAGCAATAGCACACACAGATAATAAAAAGTTAGTTAAGTTTGGAAAATCAATCGGGTTTGAGTTTAAACAAGACATCATAGGTCAGGATAATCAAATGTATCACATATATAGTAGGAGTCTATAATGGGTAAGTCAGCAGGAATTATTGGCGGAGTCGCTGGCGGCATTGGTGGCGCTCTCTTAGGCGGACCAGCCGGAGCAGCTACGGGCTTTCAGCTCGGTAGCGGTGTTGGTGGTATGCTCGGTGGTGGCGGTGGAAGCAACGTCAGTGGCTACTACAACGATGCTGCTGCTGCTCAACAAGCCGCTGCACAGCAAGCAGCTCAGATGGCTCAGTTCCGCCCTGTAGGCATTACAACAGGATTCGGTTCATCTACATTCGGATACAATCCGCAAGGACAACTCAGCAGCGCAAGTTATCAGTTAACTCCTGAACTGCAAGCTATTCAGCAAAGAGCATTAGCTGCTGCTGGCGCATACAATCCTGAGCAAATTGGACAGATGGCTCAGCCTTTAGGCGCTGGTGCTGAGTCATTATTTGGTCTTGGACAACAGTATCTTGCTACGTCTCCTCAAGAAGCTGCTGCAACAGCGATGGCACAGCGTCAAGCATTGCTGGCTCCCGGACGTGCTGCTGAAGACGCAAGACTAATGACTACCAACTTTGGTCGTGGTACAGGCGGTCTAGGTGTACAGACTGGTACAGGCACTGCTCCTTCTAATCCATTAGCACAAGCACTCTTTAATGCACGGGCGCAGCAAGACGCTCAGTTAGCTGCTGAAGCCGATGTTCTTGGACAACAGCGTGCTACCTTTGGCGCTGGTTTATTCGGCACAGGTGCAAACCTGCTGAGTCAAGTTCCTGCACTAAGTTCTGCTGGCTACGCTCCATTAACAACTCGTTTAGGTCTTGCAGAGTCGGTAGAAGGTTTAGGACAACGAGCCTTAGATATTGGTTCTGCTCTTGGTGCAAGAACTTCTACCGCTGGAGCGCAAGCAGGTAATTACTTGTTGCGTGGTGGTTTAGAATCTGCACAGACTGGATTAGCTGGAAACATTGCTCAAGCCGGTATCAACGCTGCTGGACAAACATCCGCACTGAATACACTTGGTGGTGTCTTTTCAAACCCATCCGTAGGTAACTGGTTTGGCAGTCTCATCGGTGGCGGTTCTACAGGCGGTGCTTACGGTTCAATGGGTGGTATTCCCGGCTTAGGTGGCTCAATGGGTACTGGGTTACGCACCGGCGGCGGTATTGGTTTCCGCTAATCAACTAAGGAATAATTATGGCAGATAGTATTGTAGGTGGTTTATTTGGAGTTTCTCCTGAGATGTATTCTCAAGCAAGGAACGCTAGAGACTATGCACAAGTGTTAGACATCGGTACTCGCTATGCAGCGCCGGGAACAATGATGTCTCCTTCCCTTGGTCCTCTGTACGCTCAAGCAGCGCAGACAGGACAGTTGCTGGGTAAAGGTGTTGGCGGATTACTTGGTGTTGAAGACCCGGAACTGAAGCGTATAACAGCGATTAAAGACTTGTCTTCACAGTTTGATTTAACTTCTCCAACTGGGATGCGGGACTTTGCTCGTTCATTACAACAGATTGCACCACAAGAAGCAATGATGGCTGCAAAACGTGCTGATGAGATGATGGCTGTAGGAGAACAAACCGCATTACGTAAAGCACAAGCGGAACAAGCGGAAGCAGGTAGAGTTGTTCAAGTTGATTTAGGAGACCGTGTTCAACTGGTCAATGCTTTAACTAAAGAAGTTATCCGTGAGATTCCTAAAGGATTAACCCCTCAGCAAGCCGCTAAACAAGCAGGTGGTGGAGCTGCTGGAGATGGTGTTGGTAAGTTAACTCCAGCGCAGAAAGCAGTTGATACGAAGTTTAGCAAAGAGTACACTGACTTTGTATCTGCTGGCGGAAGCACAACAATCACTAAGAATTTACAAATGCTTGATGATGCTATTAAGATTATTGAGACAGAGCCAGAAGGCGCTACGTCAGGTAAGATTGTTGGATTGTCTGATAAAACAGGTACAATTTCGTACACTCACCCTAAAGCAGCAGAAGCTAAAGACTTAATCGGGGGTGTAGCACAGTCTAACTTACGAGCCATTCTAGGTGGTCAGTTTGCTGCTCGAGAAGGTGAACAGTTGCTTGCTCGTGCTTATAACACAGCACAGCCTAAGAAAGATAACTTAAACCGCCTCAAAGCACTTCGTAAGCAGATTCAAGACGCTGCCGATGCTAAAATCAACGCATCACAGTACTATGAAGAAAATGGTACGCTTAAAGGGTTTAAAGGTAAATACTCAGTTACTCCTGATGTAGGCGCACAAGACAACAATGACCCACTAGGTTTAAGGAAGAAATAATGGCGACATTAGCGGATATTCGTAAGCAATACCCACAATATGCAGATATTTCTGACGAGCAGTTAGCTAAAGGGTTTCACGAAAAGTTCTATAGCGATATTCCTTTTACTGAGTTCTCTGCTCAAATTGGTTTTAAACCTGTTATTGCTGCCACACAAACAGCTCCTGATGTCCGCAGTGAAGTAATGGCTGAGACAGGTGGCGGAGCTGCTGTTGGTATGCCTCGTCGTGGTCGTGCTGCTGTTGTACAGCCAACTACTCCGCTAGAAGCCACCGCTACAGGTGTGTTTAAAGGTGCTATAGTTAACCCGGTTCTCGCTGCTACACAGGTGTTAGGTGGTGAAAGAGGACGGCAGATTGCGGAAGATGTGCAACAGCAATACGCTCAGACAAGACAAGAAGCAGGAATGTCTGGTTTTGACGTGCCACAACTGATTGGTGCTGTCGCAAGTCCTGTTAATCGTTTGATACCCGGTAAAGGCTATGTCGGCGGCGCTATCGGCGCAGCTACGCAGCCATTAGAAGGTAAATACGAAAGCACGTTTGACTTGTTGGCTGACAAAGCAAAGCAAGTTGCTGGTGGTGCGATTCTTGGTAAAGTAACTGACAACTTAATTGGTGCGTTAACACCTCGATTAAAAGAAGGAGCTCGTGAGTTGATGGACCAAGGTGTTCCTGTCTCTCCCGGACAAGCCTATGAAGGCGCACCCGGTTGGTTATTCCGACAGATTGAGAGTTTTGGTTTAGGTCCTAAAGCAGACAAGATTAACAAAGCCTTTAATGGTGTTGTTGCTGACGATGTGTTGTCAACGCTAGGGCAGAGAGTGCCTGAAACTGTCAAACCCGGACAGCAAGCAGTCGCTTATACGCAACAGCAGATTAGCAAGTATTATGACGATGCTTTGTCTTCTATCGGAAAGAACCCTTTAGACACAGAATATAAACAAGGCATCAATACAGCTCTGAAAGACGCTGTGGATACTTTAGCAAATCCTCAAGAGCGTGAGTTTGTCCGTAAGAAACTAATGAACAGTCTCAACACAAACCTTGGAAACAAAATTGACAAGAACGGTGAAATATCTGGTGAAGGCATTAAAAAAGTACAAGAGTGGTTAAAGAGCGAAGTTTCCAAACTAGACGGTAAAACAGGCGCAGTTCCTGAAGCATTAAAATCAGGATACGGAGATGTTCTTGCAAACCTTAACCAATTCATCAGTCGGGTAGACAAAGACGGTCTTATCGCTAATGCCGATGCTGCTTGGGCTAAGTTGTACAGCTTTGCTGATGCTTCTAAACGTGCAACACCTAAAGGCGGTATCTTTAATCCTGAACAGCTTTCACAGGCTGCTGCTGCACAAGCTCAGACAATTCTCAGTGCTGGTGGCGGTAAAGGTGCTTTAAACGAAACAGCACAACGAGCCTTAAATGTACTGGGTAAACAAGACCCTGTCGGTATGCTCAAAGGTGTGATGATAGCGTCTAAAGCTACAACAGGTGTTGCTACAGCCTTGATTATTCCTCAAGTTGCTATTCCTGTTTTAGTTGCTTCTGGCATGACATACGGCGCTGCTAAACAACTGATGAAATCACCTAGTGCAGCTCGTCTTGCTGTGAAGAAAGCCTTAGAAAACAACACAGGTATGTTCGGCGCTGCTGGAGCAGACCTGTATAACCAGATGCTTCGTGAAGACGGAGAGGCAAGATAATGTTTCCACTAGACACTGTACTCAATGTTGGAATGAAGATTCTCGACAAGTTCTTTCCTGACCCAGAGCAGAAAGCTAAAGCTCAGTTAGAACTGCTCAAGATGCAACAGGAAGGCGACTTCAAGAAGATTGAAGCTGACATCGTAGAGCAACAGGAGCTTACTAAGCGTCAACAAGCAGATATGGCTAGTGATAGCTGGTTGTCTAAGAATATCCGCCCAATGACTCTAATCGCTATCCTGACTGGTTATTTTGTCTTTGCAATGATGTCTGCCTTTGGCATGAACGCACACCAAGCCTATGTTGAGCTACTGGGACAGTGGGGGATGCTAATTATGTCGTTCTACTTTGGTGGTCGTACACTAGAGAAAATCATGGACATGAAATCTAAGAGTAAAGACAATGCAACTAACTGAAAACTTCTCCTTGCAGGAAATGACTGTCTCGGAGATAGGTCAGCGCAGAGGGCTAGATAACACCCCTAACGCTACCGAGATAGCCAATCTTGTGCGTACAGCAGGACTATTAGAGCAGGTCAGAAAGCTCATAAACAAGCCAATTATCGTCAATTCTGCCTTTCGCTCTAAAGCGGTGAACGATGCTGTCGGTTCACGAGACACTAGCCAACACCGTATCGGCTGTGCAGCAGATATTAGAGTCCCCGGAATGACACCTAAACAGGTCGTAGAGGCGTGCATCAAAGCCAACATACCCTTTGACCAAATCATCGAAGAATTCGGCTCATGGACGCATATAAGCGTTCCTGACAGTGCTGCTAGACCACCTCGCAGACAGGCTCTGATTATTGACCGTCAAGGCACTCGTCCGTTCAAGTAAATTGTATCTTATATGATACATTATGGCTGTTAATGTACACAATGTGATACATTTTACACGCTAACATATTGTAAGATAAAGTGCAGAATGTGCGTTACTTGTAACATTTTGTATGTGTTTGTACAAAAAAGTGTGCTATATGTAACATTTCCCTATCGGTAAAGTTTTTCTGTTTCTGCACAAATATTAAGCAAACTAACCCGTTCGGGACATAAAAAAACAGCCCCGAAGGGCTGCTATAAAGTTACAACATACAAGGAATTAGGTGGGGGCGGTTAACACCTTTCAGCCGACAGACGGAAGTTCCTCCGCCCTTAAATTCAGCACCCCCGTAAATCTTAAATCTCACAGCCTCCAGCGGCAGTGCAACTTAACATCTGAGCGCCTTCGACGTTATCGTCATACTCTTTGAAGTTCTCCCAATCTACCGTCTCAGGAACTAACGACTTTAACTTGTTGTAAGTTTCTTCGTCACACTCCTCATACGGTGCTTGCTTGTAAGTTCCACCATCCATCGGTAGGAACGACACACCTGTAACCTCATCGAAGTGCTTAAATGTCCATGCTCCGACATCCATCCATTCATTCTCCAAGACAGAGATAGTTACTGACGGCTTGTGTTCGCAGTAGTGGCGCTGAAAGATTAACCACAAGCGCAGATGCTGAATAGCAGTCAAGTCTTCACGCAGTAACGCACCATCAGCCACAGCAACAGGGAAGCTAAATACTGTTGTTGAGTCCGGCTTCATTACACAAGGCTCTGCAACAAATCCGGCTTGAATCATAAACTGTGTCAAAGGGTCTTTATTGTCAGCTCGTACACGACGAATATAATACTTGCTATGCTGAGGATGAATCCCAGATGCGGTAGAACAGAGTTGTGATACAGTTCCTTCCGGCTTAACAGCCGTAACCGCAACACTCTGATTGATTCCAATAGCGTTAGCAAACTCAGCGTTAGTAGCAACAGCAAGGTCACGGAGCGCCTCCAATCGAGCAGGTAATGATTCATCATCGGGGTTATTGAGTAAGGTATTGTCGCAGATACCAGTCATTGACACACCTAAAAGTGCTTCTTCTTCGGTGTTCTTTTGCCAAATCTTACGTAAGTAAGGGAAGTCGGTAAGACTAGCCTGAAAAGTACCCAGAATGGTAGCAAGACGAATCTTACGACTAATATCATCAATACTATCAGTGCTGCGAATGATGCAGCTAGAGAGGTTACAGAATTGATAAGGACGTAAAATAATCTCTGAGCAGGGGTTTGTACCAAACGCATACGACGCATCCCTACGACCATTCTTCGCAGCTTGCTTCTGACTTGCTTCACGATTGAAGATACCACGCTCTCCGCTGTGTGATTCATAGATTGAACTCCATTCCCGCATGAATTGACCAATAGATGGAGTCTCAACATAGGTAGCAGAGTTGTTTGCTAACGCACGTTGACCTTGACCATCCCACCAGTTACCTGCTTTAGCATGAGCCATCTTGTCGTCTGACAAATCAGACAGGCTAATCATTGCCGAGCGTCGTACTCCGCCCACAACAACAACTTCCCCGATTTTGCAGAGAATATCATGACATTCGAGTGATGATAAGCGCCGACCAACTGCCCCTCTAAATTTGGCAACACAGAAACGATAAAGTTCTTCCAAAGGTCCGGGTCCAGAAGCACGTCCTCCGAAAGTTTTGAGTCTTGCTCCAGCAGGTCGAACCTTTGATACGTCAAACCTTGGAATTTCACCAGCATACAAAAGAGCAATGAGCTGTCTAAGCGATTTTGCCCATCCTTCTTTAGAATCCGAAACAACAACAGTGCTTTTACTATCAAACAACTGAGTAGGGACTTCGGGTAACTTAGAAACATATTGTTGCTCCACAGAGAAACCGACACCAGTGCCACAGAGAAGAATATACATTGCTTCGTCAAAGGCTTTGGGGTCGTCGATTGGTAAATAAGAACAGTTAAATGCTGCTACATTCTGACGCTCTAATGCAGGTCCTGCCGTCATCACTGCACGCATTGATGGTACGACATCCAATGCTGTTACTGCTTGTTGTAGTTCGTTACGCAACTCTTTTGTCAGTGTGTAGTTTTGTTTAGTCTGTAGGTGCTTTTCCATAAAGTCAAAGTACCGTGCTACTGTCTCATCCCAGTGTTCACGACGACCTTTATCATCCAAGTAACGGCTGTATCTGGATTTGGCTATAAAAGTGTTGTACGGGGTCATATTGTATGCTGTCATTATCGTATTTCTTTCTCTAGTTTATCGGCGTTGTCCTCGATGCGGTCTGAGAACATTTCTACTATATCCTCACTGCTAATATTTAAAAGCTCCAATAAGGTTACTTCATCTATGGCGGTTAACCTTTCTTTGATTTCGTGCAAAAGCAGCGGCATATCTTCTTCCTATTTGTAATACTTGTTGTTTACTTCATCGTAATTCTCTATCAAAAACTCTAAATAATGCTGAATCTTCTTTAGGTCTTCTTTTCCGTTCTTGTAAGGGAAACGGAGGATATATTTTACCACATTATGTGACCACGGGTCAAGTCCCCAATCAAGGGCGATTGTCCACGGCTGGACACCTTTTTTGTAGTGTGTACCACCTACTTGACGACTTAAAGTGTCCCCGGGGTCTTCCATTCCTTCTTTATAGCCCTTAATTAAATCAGCTAAGGTTTCTTCACGAATATAGCCAAACGGTGTTGGCATTGCTACTGGGGTTGTCATACTATTCCTTTCACTTCTACACGACCACGGGTTGATTTAGTTCCTTGACTCCATGTACCACAATCACGGCACTGGTAGCGTTGGTATGCACCAGTGGTAGATACCGCTGTACCACGCTTCTGTAAGTGTGTAGACGAGCAGTTAGGACATACAGCGCCTTCGGAGAACATATTGTGGTTTGGATGGTTCTTAATCCATGGACGGAGTGTGTCGTATAACGACTCTAACAACACTACGTCTTGAATGTTGTACGACTCCATTCGCTTCCACGCATCTTTGTCACCCTTCATGCACTTTGTCCAGAGTTCCATACCTTCATGCTCTTGCTTCTTACCTAAGCCAAGCCTTTGTGCTACAAAATCCAGCTTGTTTGACGGGAATCTGAAGTTACTTTTAACCACCTGTAACAAGTCAATCTGCTTATAAGGCGCTGGGGGTGAAAACTGATGTAGCAAAAACTCTTTATTAATAACGGGAATATCGAATTTGCGACCATTGTAGTGAACCACGACATCTGCTTCTTCTAGTAATTTATGAATACTTTTAAGCATTGTTTTTGGCTTAGATTGATGCACAGAGTCAAACAATACTTCATCAGAGCCATACCACTTTGCAGCATAACACAACACATAAGATGAATCAACAATGTGATTGGGGGAGATGTTCTGGTCCCAAAGACCCCAAACTAATGCGGTCATTGGTGCTGTCTCTAAATCCATTAATAAGATTTTCATATTATCCTTTTGAATACTTCGTTAGGTATAAAGCTGCTTTTGTCAATACTGAAGCACTGTCCTTTAAAAGCCCAATGCCTGTGTTACATCCATTACAAAGAACTCCTCGATTTTCACCGGTATCGTGGTCGTGGTCTAATACTGCTCGTTCCTTGCATTTTTTATCAAAAACTAAATCAACAGAACAGATAGCACATTGATTATTTTGTGCTTTTGCCATATCTAAAAACTCTGCGTAGCTAACACCGTAATGTGATTTATAGTGCCAATCAGTTCTTTTAGAAATAGCGTGTGTTTTGTTCTTTTTATACCAATTAGAACACGACTCTGCTTGTTTTTCTTTGTTTTCGTTTACCCATGCTCGATTCTTTTTAGTTGTACATTCTTTACAGTATGAGTGTAGCCCATCTTTACTTGCTGTCCTTTTATGAAAACTAATAGCGGGTTTCTCAACTCGACAAGAACTACAACTTTTCATTCTTCACCGTCCCAGTCGCTAAACAAGTCGCTACGCTCACGATTCTTTAGAACCATCTGATACTCCTCAGTGGTGATGTGGTTTACACCGCCATCTTGGTTAGTGATTTCAGGAAAGTCTGTCAGAAACACAAGTCTCTCTTTGATGGGATAGCCGTACTGCAGTGTCAAGAAGTCAGCAAACTTGCTAACTAACTTAACCCACGACACATCGTAAGTAAAATCGCCATCATAGGTTTGTATGCCATCAAGGTCGGCTAGTGCAAACTTTACGTTTATTTCTTTATCATCATTCATCATCGTCTTCATCTCCATTGTAGGACATCAAATCAAATAAAACTTCTGCATCAATCACAGCGAGTGGCTTCGAGTTGTTTTGTTTGATAATCACAATCGGTTCACCATCGCCATGTTTCTTACACTGCTCGTAGTAATTATACACAGCAATCTTTGCTAAAGACTTACACTCAAATGTTGCCGGAAGTTCCTCCTTAGCGTATTGCGACATCACTACATCTTCACCGTGGCTTCCCATCGGACAACTGCGTAAGTCCTTGTCCGTCAACTGGGGATACCTCTCCAGCAACTGCTTTACTGTCCACTGCTGGAGCAGCCTTCCTTTTTGTTTTGCTGAGCTTGTTTTCAAAATTGATTGCCTTTCGTTTTGTAAGCATTTTTTTAGGGATTGTAATGCTGTTGTTACACATTCCTTCGGTGATAGTCCCTGCAAGCTCGATTTGCTCAGCGTCTTCATAAACAACAAATCCCACTGTTTTGCACTGCAAATCTTCTCTTTTTGCTTCATGCCATTCGCCTTGTGCTAACGCATCTAACCACTCAACATAAACTAGCTTGGAAGTTGCCAGACTTGGTTGGCTTCTCTTTGTAACCAGAGTAGCCGTCCGTTCTCCAACACTCGCTGCTGGTCGCCCTCGTAGGCTTTGAGGACTGCTTCGTATAGTTCGTTTTCGTTTGTACATTCTGCTAGTATCCTTTTAGCTTTAACAGGACCGATACCTTTCAGTCCAATAATGTTGTCAATCCTGTCGCCTGTTAATATCTGAGTATAAAAAGAATGTAGCCCTTCAAACTCAGAGACATAATACTTTTCTTTCTTACGGTAGTTGTAATGCCAACCTCTGAACTGGTTTAAATCTTTGTCGATATGCACCATAATAGATTCATCTTCAGAGACCGCATACGCAGCGATACCAACCGCATCGTCTGCTTCAATACCGTTGACTACTTCAAAGCCCCAAGAGTTCACTAGGTGGTCTCTAAGTGCCTGTAAATGTACTGGTTTCTCGGATATTCTCTGACCTTTGTATGGAACTGTAACTGCTATCGAATCACGGAAGTTGCCTTTGCCCGTTAGGAAGCCCTTGTAATCTTCACAGTCCAAGTCCATACAAAGTTCAGTCATTGTTTCCTCAAGCCTTGCTATCGCAATGTATTCCTCAGCGTCGTTGCTAGAGAAACCCACTGCGTAGCAGAGGCTATCGGCATCAATGAAGGCTGTTATCACAGGATGTCGTCGTCCAAGTCATCGGCAGCAGCGTCGGCATTGTACTTTACCAAATCGGTAATGACAATCTTTGCAAGCGATGCGCTAACGCCTTTCTTGTTCTTCCAAGTCCAGCTATAAGGCTTAATCAATGCCACAGCTTTAGAGCCGTTGCCTACGGTGTCCTTGACTTCGTTACCATCTTTGTCGTAAGGCTGGATAGCATAGTTTGACTTGACTGTCAGGAACCAACCCTTCTCAGGCTTGTCTTCACGCTTGCGTGGCTCAAGACCAATCGACTCCAATGCCTCCACAGCCTTGTCAGACAGGTTAGCCAAGTCACACTGGAACTTGCCACTCATGTCGTTTACACGGTCAAAGAAAGCCCACTGAATTTCTGCTTCGATTTTTACTGGTTTAATTTCCATTTTAAAACTCCTTATCTACTACGGTTTATGAATACTGCAACAACTATTGTACCACAACTACTGCA